GTTCCGTCAGGGCTTCTGCCCCGCTCATCTGGCCGTCCTCGTCGGGGAACGAGACATCCTTCGGCAGGAACATGAGGCCAGCGGACACGAGCCGGGAGTCGATTTGAGCGAACACGAAGCGGGTCAGGCGTTCGATCTCCCAGAGCATGGGCAATGCGGCGTGAGTGGGACTGTCGGCCCAGAGGTTGCGACGTGGATGCGGAGTCCATACCCGTATTACGAGATCCTTGCTCGGGTTGAGGTACTCCTTCGACCCGTCGGGGTTGAGCTGGGCAATGTTGCTACCCCAACGCTTGAGTTCACTAGTCGACAGCACGTACCACTCGTCGGACTCCACGTCATCCGTGCTGCGTCCGACAATGAAGCAGTCCCCTGCGATGGTCAGATTGATCCCGAGCATCCGCAGCGCTTCTGCCTTAGCTGGGGGGCCGCCGAAGAGAGTGTCCGCGAGGCCGGCAACCTGCTTCTTGGTCACCTCCTTCTGGACCCGCCCGTTGTCATCGACCTGGGCGACGTAGATCCGCACCCGGGAGCACGCGGACCCGATCCAGTTGGCGACGAACCGTAGCTCCCCCACGATGTCGTACAGACGCCAGGCTTCCGTCTGCCACGTGTCGTCCCCGAACCTGTACGTCCGCCAGCCGAGCCCGTCCATCTTGATCCGGGCTGCGGACGCCACGAGGCTCCTTGTTTCACGTGAAACATCGGGCTCGACGGCAACTGCCGGGGACCGTCGCATCCGGAACGCCATGCGTTAGTCCTTCCGGTTCAGGCGGTCAATGATCTCCGAGATTAGACCGGTCACCAGGGACGCCGCAGGGATGGCAAGAGCGGCCACCACCCACTTGTTGGGCCAGATGACCGCCGCTGGCATGGTCGGGAGCGCAACCCAGATGCTGGTACACCATGGACAGTGGGCCAGATACGACTGCCAGGACAGGTCACCCCAACGCTGGATCACCCAGCGTCGATAGCCAGTGGTGAGCTGATCGTCCACGAGCAGACGTGTCACCCGGGCCACAGTCAATGTGGCAACGATGAGTGAAACGATCAGCACGGCATTAGCGTAAAGGTCTGTTCAGGTCAAGGGCCAGGCGCCACAGAGTCCTATTTGCTGACGGCAGGGCTCCCTGTTAAGGTGTAGGTATCGACCGGCCTACCCCGGTACGAACCCCGTCCCGAATCAGCTCCCCACCGACGTGTCAGCACCAATTCACCCCTCCGCGACAGCTCAAAACGGTGCACGTCAATCCCGCTCCGACGTGTCAGTCCCCTCGCCATGTCAATTCGCCTCGTCTCGACGAGCCAGTTCAGCAGCGACCCCATACCGACGGATCTTCTCAGCCCTGTTCCGACTAGCCTCACCTGGATACAAGAAACCGGGACCCCCGCTGGCTGGGGGTCCCGGTTTCTACCAGGGAGTTAGACGTCCGGGGTGACTTCCTCCGGGGCGCCAGCCACGATGGCGACGCGCTCGGCGTCTCCGGCCACGACCACGATCTGCAGGTCGCCGGACACGGTAACGCCGTCCGCTGTCGCGTCCACGTGAACGTTGGCCGTTCCGAGGGTGCCGGTGGCAGCAGCTTCAGCAGTGCCGTCACCGTTGTCAGTGAGAGTGATGATGGTGGGGTCGTCCACGGTGTACGTGGCGGTGGCGTTGGCCGGGGTGTCGGTCGGGTTGCCTACCTCGTCGGTGTAGCTGAGGGAGAGGGCAACTTTCTTGTCAGCCTGAAGATCCATGACTACGTCGATCCTTCCAGTGGGTTGATGGTATGGGGGGCCCTTGATGATTCGGTCCGACTCTTCGGTTTCCACAGGATGACCGACATGCCACACGATGGCGAAACGTCGGCAGCACTTGTTCCGAAGGTTCCACTCCAGCACCGAGTCACCAAGATCCAGGCTGGGCATCGGCATCCCTTTCGTTGGTGATCTACAGGTTAGAGCAGGTTACCCAGGTCGTACAGCGACTGATCCAGACGGAAGTCGTATTGACTGGGATCGGTCACTCGCATCTGTCGCTTCTCCCCCACCATCAGGTGGATCGAAGCGTGGACCATGGCGTCCATCCGGTCTGGGCTCTCCCGGGTGGACTGTGGATCGTAGAGGATCATTTGGTCCTCTAGCTCCGGCCACTCACCCACCATGTGCAACTTGCCCTGCTCGTTGCGCATGGCTACCGGCTCGGCTCGGGTCTTCTTTCCGTGCCGTGCATGGACCGGCTTCATGGGAGGGGTGGTCGCCCGAGGAAAGATCCCTTGTTCGGCCAGCTCGAAGTAGGCATCCTGGAGCACCTCCTGTAAGTATCTCTTACCCAGGTTCTCCTCGTATACCAGGAGATCGGCTCGATGTTCGGCCACTGCCCTCCAGGCAGCCAGGGCCGCATACCTGCCGGAGTCCTGGACACTGTGGTCGGCCAGGACGTACTGGTGGTTGTCCGCCGTCCGGCACATCACCACGATGCCGGTCTGGGCGTCCTCTCCGGTGAGGTTCGGGTCCATGCCCACACAGGTGTAGACCACCTCACCCGGGTCCGGAGGCTCGGGCACCCGGTTCTTGACGATGTCCATGCGCCGGAACAGTCCACCGCCGGCCAGCTCCAGCAGCTTGCCGTACAGCTCCTGCTCCCCGAGCGCGGTCCCGTGGTAACGGATCTTCAGTTCACGCAGCGCGTGCTTGGATAGGTTGGCGGCGTTGTCGAACGTGGAGCCGGTGATGACGTGGACGGTGCCGTCGTCTCGGGCCAGCCACTCGACCAGGAGCTTGATCGGCTTCGGGGTGGTGGTGACGAACGCCCGAGGATGATCGTCCATGAGGTCGGCGCGCAGAGCCGGGAGCAGTCCCTCGTACCAGGTCTCGTACGGCTTGATCCACTTGGCTAGCTCGTCACACAGGACCCCGGAGGCGTTGTAGCCACGACCGGTGTCCGGGTCGTCGGCTCCCTCCAGGTAGATCTTCGCCCCGTCCGGGAACAGCACCATCGGACGTGGGGACTGCTTGTAACGGTGGTCAACCTTCCGGCGATTGAGGACGTGGAGGATGCCGCTGGGTCCCTCCGCGTTGATCGTCCTGGCGTCGGCCAGGGTGTCGGCCACCACCAGCCACTCGGTCGGGACCCCGGAGCGGTCGAACGGGTGCTTGAGTACCCGGTCCACGATCCATTCGGAGCCGGCCCTGGACTTCCCAGCACCACGGCCAGCCATGTACAGGTAGATCAGCTCCGGCCCCATGGGTGGGAGCTGCTCCGGTCGGGCGACGTACCACCACTCGCCCCGGTTCATCTCCACCAGGGTCTCGTCGGGCAGGCTCCGGATGTAGGTCTCCCGTACGTCAGCCGGCAGCTGTGCCAGACGCTGCGCGATGGAGAGACCCATGTGATCAATGTACGACGTTCCGGGCAAACAAAAAGGCCCTGATCCAGTGGATCAGGGCCTTTGGCGTGGCGTCAGTTTTCGGGAGGGCCGGACGTGGTTAGTCGGCTCGCGACGGGTGGTAGGGATACGCACTGTCGGGTGGGTGCTGCGGCAAGGAGGGGTGGACTGTCGTGGTGGGGATGGAGTGACCAGGTGCGTCAACTGGAGCTGGGCTGGCAGGGACAGACCTGTCGGGTGTCCAGGTCCCGAGTGACGGAGGCTGAATTCGGAACGGGACTTGAACCCGTGACCTTCGGTTGAGTAGACCGATGCTCTGCCAAGTGAGCTATCACAAGTGCGTGTAAGCCCTCGTCGGATGGGACCTGGACACCTGGTACAGTACCCCATCCCTCCCCGTGTCGACAACGGTTTTGTCAGAGGGGGAGCCTATGATCCTGGTACACAGAGGAGGAAGCATGAACCTTGCCACCCAGGATGCCGTGGACCTGGGGCGGGAGGTGGCCCGCGACGGGCGCCTCAAGGCCCTGCGCGAGCGCCTGGGACTGACCCGCAACGCCATGGCCGAACTACTCCAGACCGCCTGGCCCACGTACGCCAACTGGGAGTCCGGTACCCGCCGGGCGCCTGACGAGGACCGTCGCCCGGTCACCCTCCATGCCTCCACTGCTGCCCGGGTGGGCAG